ATCAAAGTTCTATAGAACATGGAATGTGCAAAGTCCCTTCTGGAATATTAATGACATGAGACCTTTGTATAGTAGAAGAGATGAAAATGGTGATAGAAAAAGACTACTAACTTCATTTGAACATGAAAGGTTAAAGCAGGTTGGTATTTCAGTGTTAACATTGCAAAAATACCTACCAACTATAGACATATCTAAGCTTCATTTATCAAGACTAAGTTATCCTTTAAGGGTTATGGACAGAATTGAAAGGACTTGGAATGATATGTTTTATGGTAATTTAACTCAAGAGTTCTTTTTAAGAGCTAGGCGTATATCTGCTTTTACAGATATTTGGTCTAGTGTTTACTCTAATATGAGAAAACTTGCTCGTCTTAATTATGTTTATTACAAACAAACTGCTCCTGATGTAACAAAGTTAGAAGCAATGGTAGAGGGAGCAACGCTTTTCTTTGATATGGGCTTATGCGAAAAGGTAAAAAGCAACTGGGATGAATCAATAGAAGAAAACGGTCAAGAGATATTTGAAGCATTAATAAATATGTCTCCTGATAGACTTTTAGATGCTGATGAAAGTTCAGATTACAGAAGAGAGCTCTTATTTAGTAATGACTTAATTAACTATTGGATGTTGTCTGATATGGAATGTGCTGAAATGTTATCAAGCTCTATACCGTATTGGAAAAGAGCTGGTAATGCGTTCAAAGAACCAGATGGAGAAATGCAAAGGTTTTGGCCCGAAGAGTTCGTAGAGTTAGATAAACATAATCAATACGAAAGTGGCAAAATTGCAATAACTAAACTAGAAAAACAAAAGGAGAAAATAGCTAATGAAATTAGACATCTCGACAAAAACTCAGTCGAAAATTCAATACTTCAACAGCAGATTCAGTTCTAAAGAATGGTCTGGGCCTGCGTGGTATCGTTTATCGGCTGACAAGAATGGGTTTCCGGACAAGTTTGTCTTGGAACACTTTCATCCATTAGACTTAGGTCATGGAACAGCAACAGAATGGGAAGCTAAAGACCTTGCAAAGGTGTTAAGAAGCACATATCAAACAATGCCAAAGTTAAAGGATTGTTATATGGGCTTAATTCACAGTCATCATAGCATGGGTGCTTTCTTTTCAGGAACAGATACAAAAACCTTAGAAGAAATGGCACCTGATAAAGGTTTCTATTGTAGCTTAGTTGTAGCTACAGCTAAAGACCCTTTTGCTTTTGCATTTGCGTATAAAGACCAGTATGGTCAACCTCAAGTGTATGAAGCAGACTCAGACGATATAATGACAGAAACACCAACAGCTAGTAAAGCATGGATAGCAATTGCAGACGGCATAGAGAAAAATGCTGCTCCTATAAATAACTATGCTATAGGAGCTGGTGGTCAGATATCAATGATGGGTGGTGGTTGGAACAGTCCTCAAAAATACTACAATAAAATCACTGATATTGAAAAAGCTGGTAATCCAGAATTTCGTAAATCACATGATTATACTGAAGAGGAATGTACTGCTGTTGAGTCTATGGTTAAGGACTTAGAAGACGGTAAGATTAACTGGCTAGAGTTCCAAGAACAAATGGAATTACAAAAGCTAGATGCATATGAATATTATGATAGAGTTCCAGATGATTATGCAGGTTACCAAGGATGGAGTGGCTATGGATACTAAGTTCTTAAGAAACAAGGACTTAATTGACCAAAGTAAGTTGGATGAATTAACTATTGTAGGCTTGGGTGGCATCGGTTCTGCTGTTGTCACCCTAGCTAGTGCAATGGGATTTAACAAGATAATAGGTTATGATGATGATACTTTAGAAGAGCATAACCTTTCAACTTGTATGTATTCTCATGAGTTTCTTCATAAAACAAAAGCTTACGCCGCTCAACAGACTGCTTTGCGTCACGGATGTCCTGATGTAATAATGGATGAAGCTAGATGGACTCTTGGTTCTGATTTACCTTTATCAAATAAAGTAATAATGGGCCCAGATAACATGGATGCTCGTATGGATATTTATCGTGGATGGAAAGATAACCCTGACAGAGAATGGCTTATAGACCTGCGTATGGGTGCTTTAGCTATGGAAATAATAACAGTCACACCAGAAAACGATAACTTTTTAGATACTTGGATTCCACAGGGCGACAGTCCAGTAGAACCATGTACTGCTAAACATACTATTTTTACCGCATCAATGGTAGCAAGTATGGGTTTAAACCAAGTGTTAATGCTTGACAAAAAACCATACTATCAGTATATTTGGATTGGTCTTTTGCCTCTTTCAGTAACTAAAGAGAACCTCATTAGACCTAATGTAAAACAGGAGAGACAATAACAATGGAACTAAATATCCGTAAAGTATCTACGGACTGGGAAGAGATGCCTACTGGTCTGACTTATATGATAATAGGTCAACCTAAGACTGGTAAGACAACTGCAACTAGTTCGTGGAGCCCTAAGGGTCAAGAGGGCGTGTTGATGTTAGACACAGACCTTGGCTCAGACTTCGTAGATGGAGCAAACACTGTAACTATCACTTCTTTAAATGCACCTGTCAGAGAGAAAACAATCGATGGCAAAGTAGTTAAAGAAAATGGTAAACCAGTGTTGGAGGTGATTCCTCCTATAGAGCGTGGTCACTGCATCCGTAGTGGCAAAAACAAAGGTGAGCCCTTAGAGACATACAGTATGATTGAGGTATATCTATATCTTAAAGACAACTGGGACAAATTACCTTATGACACTATAGTAATTGACACACTAGGTCAAGTCAATCGTTGGATTGAAGACGTAGTAACTCAAGAACTAGGCATTAGTGAAATGGGTGAGGGTCAATGGGGTGCTGACTGGGGCAAAGCTCGTAAAAAACATCTAGACGTTGTAAAGCGATTCCAAGAACTTGTAAAGCAAAAAGGTGCAAACCTAGTGCTTGTAGTTCACAGTAAGACCAGTACTCTTACCGATGGCAAAGTTCAACTTATGCCGGAATTGCCTCGTGGTTTGGCTTATGGTTTAACTGCATCAGCTGATGTTATCGGCTATACAACAGCTTCAAAAGATGATGAAAAGTATTACATATCCTTTTTATCTTACGATGAACGTACTGTTGGCAGTAGACTAAGGCCATTAGCACAAAAGACGTTGCCTTTTAACTATAAAGCGATAGAAAATGAAGTTTTATCGTTCAAACCAGATAAGGAGTAGCGATGGCTATATTCAGACCACAAGCCGCTAATGGGAGCGGTAATTACCTAGGTTATCAAGCGTGTGGAATAGAAGGCTTTGAAGACAAATCAGATAGATTTGACTGGGCCGATGTTTACATAACTGTTAATCTAAAAATGGAAAATAGTCAATACATCCAGCCTATGCAAATAAGCGGAAGTTTTGACAGAGACACAGATAACACAATTAAGGATTGCACATTGCTAAGGCGATTGTATTACTTATTTGATGCTCTAGGGTTTCAAGGCGGCGTAACTAAAGAAGGTAACTTTGAAGATGCAGATGGCAAAGCTATCGATGACATCGTAAGTTATCTTGATGAAGTTTACGCACCCTCATTTCCATCAGAACCGTCAATGGATTACATGGCGTATCTATACAAAGAGTTAAACAAGAAAGATGGTAAGGTCTATACAAGGGTCGTACCTAAGCTTGTCCGTAACACTGCTTCTGAAAAGAAGGACTTTGAAGGATACATTAACTTTTGCATTAGCAAAGGTGTCATTGTAGAAGCTGACAATGCAACTACACCAACAACACCGGGCTCCGCATCCCCTAATGTTGGTGGAACTACCCAAACCTCCTCTTTCTAAGAGTTAGTAATTGCACTGGGTAGAAGTAGCAGTGGGGAGTCCTCGTAACAGGGGACTCCTCATCCCTATAGAGGAAATGCACCTCTATATATTAGACGAGGGTAAAGATAAACCTGTATATCGTAGTATGTATTTTTACGATGAAGAGGGCAAGCAATATGTAAGTCAAAATGGTACGCTAAAGAATTACTTTGGTATAAGATACATTGACGAAGTATTAATTGACATCGACAAAGGACAAAATACAGATGACTATACTCTTAAATTAGCACAAAGCATCCTATATGAGTTGGAACAACTAAATACTCCGGGAGGAGCAATACAACCATATTTTAGTGGAACTGGTTATCATATTTCATTAACA